CAACTGCGTCTATTGATAAGTTAATTCTTGTTGTGTTCGATAAATTTGCTGTAATGCGGTGCCATATTTCTGAAGCCTCAAACATCATTAGTCCTTTGTCAGGTATATTAGCATCTACATAAGCATTATTTGATACGTTACTTAATTGAAAGGTGCCGCCTCGTTTAGCATTTTGTACAATCAAGTTAATGCGTAGTATTTTCTTAGTCTTCATTCGTTCCGCATCTAACGGGTCAGTATGGTTCATTACTTCAGTACCACGTGGGGCAACGCTTATAACCCAGTTAAAATGCGTATTAGGGTTTTCTTCAGGTACCCCAGCAGCTTTCTGCATACGTCTTACAATATCTTGTAAACGGGTGTTAGTCTTTAATTCCTCTACTATTGAGAAGAAGAAAATAGGTTCTGTGTTACGTCCGTTGACTGAATTATGATGCTGTTCGTGGTCTGCATAGGAACGTAAGTTACCGTTTGATTTAGTAATATACTGTGATACTAAATCTTTTAAAAAAGTCTGCTCGTCGTCAGAGATAAAGTCAGGAACTACTTTGTACATATTTACCCCATCGTTTATGCATGGTGTCTGTTATATTATTTAACTCTAGAAACTCGTACCCATCTTTTGTATAGAGCTTTCTAAACCCCAGCTGCCTAGCACCTTTTCTAGAAGTGTGGTTATCAATCGCTACTTTTGCTAGCAGCCTGCTTTTAACTTTTGTAGCCGCAACTAATGCTGAGTACCCTAGCAAACCTAAAGCAAACGATGGTGGTACTGTTATCTCAATTGAAAAGTTTTCAGTAGCCATAAAGTTATTAAGGTTGTATAAATTAATCCCACCTATACATTTATCGGCTTCCCAAAATCCCCATACATGGTCAGCGGTAAGACACCCCGCCTTACCCATTGTTGTTAATACTAATTCTTTTTCTTCAGGGGCCTCAGCTTTTTTTAGTACATACATTACAAAGGCGGAACTGGGTATACTGGGTTATTAATATCTAATGTATTTGGTAAATCACGTAACGCTTGTCTATATGTATGCCAATTAGTCAACCAAACATCATCGTGCAATGCAATTACATCAGGCAACTGCGTCCAATCACTAGCAGCTAAACGAACGTCACGTTCTTGTAAAATCCAAGCTAGTTTTTGCTCTGCTGTTAGACTAGGGTCTTGTCCTAATAATTGAATATTACTTGCATTGATAGAAGGGTTAGTAGCAGCCCATGTAGCGTCACCATTTGCTTGTACATCAACAATATTAACCACTAAGTTGTGTTTTGCTATAAATTCGTTAATAATTAAAGATGTTAAATTCGCTGCTTCTTCCAGTGTTTCACACTTAGTATTTATCCCTGTAAACGGATTATGTACATTATATTGCATTTTATATTCCTCTATTTAAGATACCGCGCCATATACTCTAGTTGTATTACCTGATACCCAAGTTACGGTGTTCCCATTAAGTTGAACTGCTCGACCACCTGCTGCTCCACCTGCACCATTTCCACTAGTACCACCCGTTGCGCCCCAGCCACCCCCACCACCTGCTGCTCCAGACGTACCAGCTATATTAACACCATTACCTCCAACTGCATTAGCGCTACCACCAGCACCGCCATTACCTCTAGTTGGACCACCACTAGCCATGCCACCGCTACCACCAGTTCCAGCTAGTACACGTCCGCCACCACCACCACCGCTGCCTCCTGTTGAAAGCCCTTTAGCATTTTGACCTTGTCCACCACCACCACCACCTGCACCGCCGCCACCTGACACTCCAGAAAAAGTTGATGCGGCTCCGTTACCCCCAGAAGCACCAGGGCCACCACCAGTACCACCAGCACTGCTAGAAAAACCCAAGCCTCCATTACCGCCACCAGCACCGCCACCGCCGCCGCCTTCATATCCAGTGCCGTTACCGCCACCGCCACCACCGCCCGCAATATAAGCGGATGCATTTGTATTATTAATTGTTGCACTGCGACTTAAACTTAGTGCAGGGCCCCCAGCTGTAGGTTGAGCTGAGGGATATGCATATCCATTACCGCCTTGACCTAAAATAAATCCATTATTAACAATAGTTAATGTGTCTCCTGCAGCGCCTCCAGTAAGAGTTAGCCCAGCATTACTTGTTGAAGTAGAATAAACATAAATCCCAGCGTTAACTGTAATAGTAATATCAGATATACCTGCAATATATCCAGGAATTGAGGATAGCGCTAAAGATGCATTTGGAGTGTTACCTGAGTATACAAAACTAATAGCTACTCGGTTAGACGTACCATAAAATTTATTGATTGAAATAGTACCACTTGTAGGTACTGCTCCATTTGTTCCTGTAGTTCCAGGGGGTACTCGCCCCCCACCAGCGTAGTATTCGTTTAAGCCAATAGGATTAGTGCCGCCAAACTCAGTTTGAATTTGTTGAAGTGTTAATGGGCCAGAGGTTGGAAGTGCCATAGTTATACAGTTCCAAAAGCGGTTACATTACCTAATACAGTAAGATTACCTGATGAATCAAGCTTACCTACGTTTGTACCGTTATAGTTAAAAAATAATGTTGTTCCACTAGGGGTTACATTCCACCCACCTGCATTTGTAATCTGAGTTGCACTTGTAGCAGTTGCGGAGTTGCCTGTACAAGACCCCGAAGAACCTGAAGTATTCCCTGTTACATTCCCTGTTACATTCCCTGTTAAATTAGCTGTAATTGTACCCGCAGCAAAGTTCCCTGAGCCATTTCGTAGTACCAATGTATTTGCTGTATTTGTTGTTGCTGAAGGTAACGTAGCTAGATAGAACTCAGGAGATGAGTAGTATACCCATAATGTGGCTCCGTTAGGTATTTGAACCCCAGTACTAGCTGAGGTTTTTATGTTAATTGCAAAACCGCCAGTAGTGTTATTTACAATAATGTATAGTTTATTTACTGCTGGAGCGATGATATTTCTAACTGCTGAGTTTGTCCCAGTCACTACAAGCACTGCATTACGCGCTTGGTCAGAGATACCATTTAAACTAGTTAGCGTAACGTCCGAATTAGACATTACAATAGATTGAACCCCAGTAATGGCCTGCTCAAGCAACGTGCCTAAATTGGTATTTGTAGTCGTACCCCAAGTACCCGACTGGTCGCCGTTACCTATAAGTTCTAATTTTAATGATGGTGAGAACGTTGATGCCATGTTATAGTCCTTTAAATAATTCTAATTGAAACCCTGTTACTTCAACAACTACGTCTTGTTTTTCTGCAGGTTCAGTTGGCTCCGCAGGTTGTATGGTTTCAGTTTCGGTTTTGTTTTCATTGCTCATTATGTTATTACCTCTACCCATGTTGTCGCCTGGTTATTATTAATAGTACCCCATGTTGTTGTTTGAGCGTTGTTAATAGTAACCCATGTTGTTGTTTGGTCGTTATTAACTAGGCCCCATACTGACACAGTTCCTATATATCCAGTAGCTTGAACCCCGATAGCATTAACATTTGCCCCTGCAAATATACTAGCTGTACCTAATTGTCCTGTACCTACTAAACCTGTAACAGATATTATATTTACTGATTGACTAGTTACATTACCAACTACACCTGTACCCTCAACTCCTATTGGGGCTACTACTGCCTTAGCAATTATTGATACATCACCAACTACCCCTGTACCTTCAACGCCTGTTGTATTTACTACCGCTTTACCCGCTATCGTTACTGTACCTAACTGCCCTGTACCCTGTAATCCTGTAACTAGGATATTATTGTTTGTAATTAACGATACACTGTTTAATTGCCCTGTACCTTCAACTCCGTCTACAGTCTGTTCAAGTAAATTTAACCCCCAAGAACCGCGTGACCAGGGGCCAGAGCCCCAACCTATGTAGTCAACAGTAGACGCCATAATTTATCTACCACTAAGCAATACGAATAATAGCGTTTGTTGCATTAGCTGTTGGGAATATAATCGTAAAGTCGCCCGCTGTTGATGTCTTATCTGACCCAAAGTCTAGTACTGCGACTGCTGTGTTATCTGTGCTGTTATAAATCAAAGCTCCACGAACAGTTATAGTAGCTGTTGACCATGTTGTATCTGCAAAGTCAATGAACGCTGTTGTGCCTGTTGATGTAGGGATTTGAGATACTGTTAGTGTATTACCACCCGCAGTGTACCCTGTACCTACTACTTCACCTGATGTTGTATATGCAGTAGTCGTTGCGCCTAATGTAGCCGCTGATGTATACAACGCAATTTTATAAACCTTTGTTGTACCTGTATTAAAATTCTGTGCACCACTAAGTACTTGAACCTTAAAGCTTGTGCACATTGCTTGTGAAATTGCCATTTGAAACTCCTAAATTATGTAGTTATTCTAAGTTTTGTTTGTCCATCACGGTATGCATCACCACGTTCTAACCCATCACCAAGGCGTTTAAGTTGCATTAAAGCTTCTTGATACATAGTTTCATAGTACCCAACTAAGTCTTGCTCGCCCTTCATAAATAGCATAGCTTCGCGCATAGCACCGTACAATAATACAGGGTCATAGTTATCGCCTAACCAGCTAGTGCCAGTCGAGTTATTAACTGCTAGAACGGGAACTGAAAAACCTGTGCCCGAACCGCCAATACTTGTATTGTCTGCGCTTAATACATTACCAACTACATATAGTGAGCCGCCATTAGTAATAGTTACGGTAGAAACAACCCCGCTAGCCACTACAACAGTTGCATATACATATTCTCCTGACCCACCTGTCAACGGAACGTTGTAGTAAATGCCGTTGGTATATCCTGAACCCGTAGTAACCGTGCCTAAAGTATTAACCATTCCTTGAACAATTGTTACTGGGTAATAAAAGTAATGTAACTCCATGCCGTAAGCAGCGTTAGGAGTAGGCCCTAAAATCAAAGATAGTTCATTAGGCTCAGATATTCTAGACCCAAATAATGCATAGTACTTAGGTGCGCCAGTAGAATTGGGGTTAGGATAAGCTTCACGAATATAGTTAACATCTTTATTTAGTAAATATGTATAGTTCCCTGTTGTAGGGTCAATGCTAGCAAAAGAATAGTTAGCCAACCAATCATTAGGAAGTGAAATATACTGGTTATTACTAGTCATCGTGCCTGTTACGTTTTTACGTAATGATGGTAATTGAACTGAGTTAAATATACGTTCTTCTGCTTGCTGTACAAACGTAGGGATATTAGCTACAAACAGAGACTCAGTGTTCTCTGCATAACTTTGAATAGCCTGACTTAGTTCAATGTAGTTCATTAGCCCATTTTTCCACTAATCTTACGACCTTTAGTTGCAGCACCGTAGCCGCGCATTTCGCCAACGCCATGTGGATTAACACGGTTAGCACCGCTATCACCAATACTAACATTCATAGCACGTGTTGAAGGGCCTACATCTTTAGCCGCACGAGAGTTTGGGTTAACGCTGTCATTAATGTCT